TCGTGCGTGACCGACGACGGCGTCGAGAAGTAGGTCTTCCGATACCGCTTCTGCATCGCCATGCCGCTGGCGACCTTCTTCAGGGTGTCGAAGCCGAAGACCCAGAAAAACTCGTCGAAGTAGAAGTCGCCGTGATAGCCCTGCGCCGTGCGCGCATTGGTGCCCAGGAAGATGAGCTCGGGCTGCTCCAGCGGCTTGCCGTCCTCGTCCTCGCCGCGGTCGATCACGATCGGGTCGCCGGTCAGTTCGACGCCGATTTCCTTCATGACGAAGGCACGGATATAGCCCTTGAAGACGTGGGCCTGGCTCTTCGACGCGGACAGGAAGATCTGGTTCTTGCCGGTTTCCAGGGCGACGATCAGCGCCTCGAGGGCGAAGTAGTAGGTGGCGCCGATCTGACGCGACTTCAGGATCGCCCGGCTGCGCAGTTCGCGTTTCGACCACCAGACCTCCTGATAGCCGAACATCAGCTTCAGCAGCGCGGCCTTCAGCACCTCGACCTGGTCGGCCGTGATGCGGTTCTTTTCAGGCTTCTTCCTCGGGCCAGCGTTGCGGTTGGCGACTTTGGGGTTCAGGTCGCCTTCATGGCCGTCCGGCTGCTGATAGCGGCGAATCCGGGCGAACCGCTCGGCCTGCCGTGACAGCAGGTCGATCTCCTTGAAGTCCAGGCCAGTTTTGTTGGCCTTCATGACCAGGGCGACGTAGCGGGCCTCGGTCACGCCGGCCATGCGCTCCAGGCGGTCGGCCTCGTCCCACTTGTCGCGGCTCTTCCAGCTGGCGATCGTGCCCTCTGGCTGGCCCAGCAGTTTTGCGATGTCCGTCAGCCGCCACTGCGACCAATAGAGAAACTTCGCCGCCCGCCGCTCATCGAGCATGGCGGCGACCGGGAAACCGAATCCGCCGCACGACGCCAGCAGGGCGACGAGGTCGTCAGACCCTCCGGGCTCCGGCCCGTCCTGCTTCTTCGGTTTCAGTCTCATGGGCGCGGACGCTACCCGCGCGACCCCGCACGTCCTGACGGTCGGGTGTTGTCAGGTCCGCCCCGCACAACAGCCGCGCCTTGAGAAAGGTCGCCCGTCAGCGGTGATCTGCAGCCTCATTCGCTGGCCCGGCCAGCCACTCTGCAGATTGTCCGAGGCTCCATGTCGAAGAAGCGCACCACCAAGTTCACCCGCGTCGCCGTCGCCGGCCTGACCGCCTCGGACGGCCGCACGATCGAGCCGCAATGGCTCCGCGACATGGCCGCCACCTACGACTACGCCACCTATCCGGCGCGCGTTAACGTCGAGCACTACCGCAACGCCTCGGCCACTGGCCCCTTCCCCGCCCTTGGCGATGTCATCGCCCTGAAGGTTCAGGAAGACGAGATCAACATCGCCGGCAAGACCGAGAAGCGCGTCGCCCTCTACGCCCAGATCGAGGGCAACGAGACGCTGCAGGGCTATGTCGCTGCCGATCAGAAGAAGTTCACCTCGATCGAGGTCGAGCCCAACTTCTCGGGTTCGGGCAAGGCCTACCTCATGGGTCTGGCTGCGACCGATACGCCGGCGTCGCTCGGCACCGAAGCCCTGCAGTTCTCGACGCGTACCGACGACGCCTTCGCCAGGATCCGCAAGGCCGACCTGGACGGCCGCAAGAAGCACGACACCTGCCTGTTCTCGGCGGCCTTCGAGACCACCATCGAGTTTGTCGAACAGGAAAGCCCGTCGGAGAGCGCCGACAGCATCATCGACAAGATCGTCGCCAAGTTCAGCAAGGCGATGAACCCGGCTGAGCCGAAGCCCACGTCTGCGCCGGACCAAACCAACGCCAATGCCGGCGTCGCCGAAGTAACCGCGGCCTTCACCGTCGGCATGAAGGAGCTCGGCCAGACCTTCACCCAGGCCCTGGCTCAGGCGACCGCTGAATCCAACGCCCGCTTCGCCAAGCTGGAAAGCGAACACGCCGCCCTGAAGGGCGACATCGAGCGGACGCCGGAGCGGACCTACGCCTCCCGTCCGACCCACGCCGGCGGCAACGGCATCGAGCAGACCGACTGCTGATCCGCCGACCGCCCTCCCCACGCCAACGCCCTAGAGCCCGTCACGGAAACTGACCCCGATGAAGACGAAGACCCGCCTCCTCTACACCACCTGGCTGTCGCGCCAGGCCGAGCTCAACGGCGTCGCTGAAAGCACCGTCCTCGGCGAAAAGCAGTTCGCCGTTGACCCTTCGGTCCAGCAAATCCTGATCGACAAGCAGGCTGAAAGCTCGGCCTTCCTCGGCCTGATCAACATCGTCCCGGTCGATGAGCAGTCGGGCGAGAAGCTGGGCCTGGGCGTCGCCGGAACTCTGGCCGGCCGCACCGACACCAACACCAAGGACCGCGAGACCCGCGACCCGACCACGCTCGACGCTGATCGCTTCGAGTGCAAGCAGACCAACTTCGACAGCCACGTCACCTACGCCAAGCTTGATCTCTGGGCCAAGTTCAAGGACTTCCAGATCCGCATGCGCAGCCAAGTCGTGCAGCAGCAGGCGCGCGACCGGATCATGATCGGCTGGAACGGCCTGACCGCCGCCCTGCAGACCGATCGCGTCGCCAACCCGATGCTGCAGGACGTCAATATCGGCTGGCTGCAGCAAATCCGCCTCAATCGCCCGACCGCTGTCTTCGACAGCGGCGATGTCGCCCCGGACAAAATCGTCGTCAAGAAGACCGGCGGCGACTATCGAAACCTCGACGCCCTGGTCTACGACGCTATCGCCAAGTTCATGCCCGAATGGGTCCAGGGCGATACTGAACTCGTGGCCATCGTCGGCGCCGGCCTGCTGCACGAGAAATATTTCCCCATGGTCGACGGCGAGGACAAGCCGTCGGAGAAGATCGCGGCCGACATCCTGATGTCGAAGAAGACGCTGGGCGGCAAACAGGTCGCCCAGGTGCCCTTCTTCCCCGCCGGCACGATCCTGATCACCCGCCTGGATAACCTCTCGATCTACGAGCAGGAGGGCACCCGCCGGAAGACGATCGTCGACAACGCCAAGCGCAACCGCGTCGAGACCTTCGAGTCGGTCAACGAAGCCTACGTGGTCGAGAACTACGACTTCGCCCTTCTGATCGAGAACATCGAGGTCCAGGACGACGCCTAAGCGTCGCCCTGCCCTTCCCTGACCCTCCGGAGTTTCCGATGAGCGCTGCAGAAAACGCCAGAGCCCGAGCCGAAGAGGCCGCCCGCCTCAAGGCCGCGGCCGCCGCCGAGGCAGAGACTGCGATCCTGGCAAAGGCGCGTCCCGCCAAGGCCATGCCTGTCGTTCGGTCCGCTCCGACCGTCCCTTCGCCGCGCCCCGGCCATTCTTCGCCGGCGGCGAAGCGACGCGCCTTCCTGATCGCCTCCAGCGCAGGCCGCGTCCTGGCAGCGTCGGGCCTTTCGATGGATGAGCACGGCGCAAACGACGACATCGCGCTTTCGCCCGACGTCGCCCGGATCGTCCTGCAGCTGGAGGAGGATCTGAAGCGTCTGAAGGACATCAAGGCCACCGACCGCAAGGTCGAGGCCAAGATCCTGATGCTCCCGACCTACAAGGGCTGGACGGACGGCGTCCTTGCGGCCGGCGAAGCCGAGCGCAGCCCGCTCGACCAGGTCTTCACCACCATCATGGCCTGGACCATCGACGTCGGCGACTACATGTCCGCCCTGCCGATGCTCGAGCACGCCATGCTCTACAAGCTGGACATGCCGTCGGGCTTCAGCCGCGACCCGATCACCTTCGCCATCGATCAGATCTGCGAAGACGCCATCCGCATCTACGACGCCGGCGGCGATCAGGCGGCGCAGTTCGAGGCCGGCGTCCTGCCCATGCTGCAGGACCTGGTCAAAGACCACGACGTCGACCTGCACGACGAGGTCGAGGCCAAGCTGCACAAGGCGCTGGGCCGCGCGATCATGGCCGGCGCCAAGCCTGATGACGATGCAGACCTCAAGCAGCGCCGCCTCAGCGCCCTGGAGCAATACCAGACCGCCCTAGCCAAGGACGACCGCTCCGGCGTGAAGGGCGACATCGCCAAGCTGACCCGTGAACTGAAGAAGGCCGAGCCGGACCCCGGCAAGACCACGACCGACACGCCGCCCCAACAGGGCGGCTGACGACCTCGCCCCCCGGCGCTCGGGGCGGGGCTGGTCCGACAACAGCGGGTTCGCCCGTCTGCAGCGTCCGTCCAGCCCCCCACCCCGTAGCCGGGTCGGCGTCGAAACGAAGGGCCAGCAGGCGGCCAAACAGGAAACCCTCGCTCAGCGCCATGTCTGGACCCTTCTCCTCCACCCCCGTCATCCCCGCCCCTGGCGCTGCAGCAGCGCCGGCGTCGATCGACTGCGGCCCCTTCTGGCCGGACCTCGATCTTGTCGCGTTGCGAGCCGGGATCCGCATCGACCAGGTCGTCACGGAAGAACGCCTGCGCGGGGTCGCTTCGAACGCCGTCCTCGACATCATGGACGAACTCGACGTCTGGCACCTTGAACAGGTCGCAGCCGGCTTCACCAGCCTCAAGGACGTGCCCGGCCGCCACAAGGTCGATGGCCGGAGCGACTACGAGATCCGCTGGGACAAGGCCGTCCTGTCTGTTGTCGCCGCCGACCTCGCAGATCGCCAGCTAGGCCAGTCGGCCCGGGCCGCCGGGATGGATCGCGTCGATGAGCTCGCGTCCGACGTCGACGTCCACCGACAGAACGTCACCTATGCCGTGCGCGACTTCCTCGGCCGACCACGCGTAATCGCCGAGGCGATCTGATGGCGGCAGCGCCGATGATCCCTGTCGAGGCCCTCGAGGGCGAAACCGTCGACCAGCTGGTCTGGCGCACGGTCGGCCGAGGCGCGCCGGTCGTGGAACGGGTGCTGGAAACCAATCCGGGGCTGGCTGAAGCCGGCCTCTTCCTGCGGCGCGGGCAGCGCGTCCTGATCCCGGCGAACGCGACCCGCGCGGCGCCGGTCCCGATGACCCAACTGTGGACGTGAAAACGTGAGCAAGAACCCCGTCACCTTCACGATCAGTCTCCTGCAGCTGTGCTTCGCCGTTGGCCTCCAGGTCCTGGTGGTCGCAGTCTCTGTCGGCGGACTATTTTCGCGCGTCGAGGCCATGGAAGCAGCCGTCGCTCCCCTCTCGCGCGGCGACATCGTGCGCCTCGATGAGCGGGTCCAGCACATGCAGGGCGACATCGCCTGGATCCGGGCCCAGTTGGAGAAGGATCGCGAGCGATGAGCCGCCCTCTTCCTGAAGGGCAGTGGTTCTGGCGACGCCTTATCACCTGGGCGGTCGCCGCCTGGGCCATGACCCAGCTGCATTTCCTGATCGGCCGCATGCCCGACGGTGATCTCCGGGGCATCGCCGATCGGCTGATCCTCCTGCTGGCCAGCCTGATCGCGCTCTACCTGATCGGTCCCACCGCCGAACACATCATCGCGCTTGTTCGCGCCTGGCGAGGAGAAAATCCCAAATGAGTTTCCGACTGAGCACCCGCTCGCGCGACCGCCTGAAGGGAGTCCACCCCGATCTGGTCGCCGTCGTTGAGCGCGCGATCCAACTGACCGGCGTGGACTTCATGATCACCGAGGGGCTTCGCACGCCGGCGCGCCAGGCTGAACTTGTTCGTGCTGGTGCCAGCCGCACCCAGAACAGCCGCCACCTGACTGGGCATGCCGTCGATGTCGCCGCCCTGGTCGCCGGACAGGTGCGCTGGGATTGGCCCCTATACCCCCGCATCGCACAGGCCTTTCGTCAGGCCGCTCGCGAACTGAACACGCCGATCACCTGGGGCGGCGACTGGCCCAAGCTGCGCGACGGACCGCATTTCGAGCTCTCCCGTCAGGCCTACCCCTGATGAAAGCCCTGACCCGCACCTTCAATTTCGCCTCCCCCTTCGGCGGTGTCGTCTCGGTCATGGCCTTCCTGGCCTTCACCGCCCTGGTCCTGTTCGCCCTGAACGGCGTTGGCTTCCGCTTCGACCCGTTCAACTCGGCCGAACGCCGCGCGACCCGGGCGGTGGCCACCGCCGGCGCAGCCACGACCGACGCAGCCGCCCGCCAGATCGAGGCCGCCGGCGCGAGCGACACCACCACCCGGGTCGAAGTCGTCCTGCAGCAAGCGGCCGCCGCTGAACAGGCCGCCTTCTCCCTCACCTCCGACGCCAGGATCGCCATCGATGCAAAAGACCCTCTCGACCCTGACCGTGTTCGCCGCCTGCGCAATGTTGATCAGCAGCTGTGCGCCATTGGCCCCGCCTCCTGCAGCACCGGCGGTCCCGCCCCGCCGGGTCATGCCGGCGACGGCGACGGATCCGTGCAAGCTCGACCGCCTGCCTGACAACCCGAACCAGTCGGATCTTGAACTCTCCTACGCCGTGCGCGGCGCCGGCATCATCGCCTGCGACGCCAAGCGCGCCCTGGCCGTCGGCGTTCACACGGCTGAGCATGCGGATGAAGACGCCTGGCTGGCCCAGGTCACGCCTCGGCCGCCGCTCTGGCGTCGGGTTCTGGGTCTCGGCCGATGAGAAAGCTGCACAGCCTGAAGGCCCACATGACCGAGGCCCTGGCCCATCGCGGCCTTCGCCAGAACCCGGCCGACCTTCACTTCGCCATCCCTAGCGGCAGCATGATCGCCAATGGCCGCCCCGGTCTGGCGTTCGAATATCGCTACACCCTCGTCATGGCCGTCTTCGACTGCGCCTATTCGATAGACGAGATCACGGTCCCGCTTATGCTCTGGATCGCGCGCTGGCAGCCTGAACTGCAGACTATGACGGCCGACGCCGGCGGCATCGATTGGGAGGTCGAGCTCCTGGATGATGCGAAGTCCGACATCATGGTGCGCATCCCCCTGACCGAGACCCTTTTCCTTCAGGCCCGTCCCGGCGGCGGCTATGACCTGACGCGACCTGAAGAGCCCGTTCCCTTCGCCCTCGAGGGCGGCGAGCCGTTGCACAAGGTCTATGTGGATGGCGAACTGATCGCCAGCTGCACCGCGCACCCGGCCGCCTGACATGGCTGACCGCGAAGAAGAACTCGCCATCTATCGCGAAGCCGTCTCCGGCTACCTCGACCGTCTCTCCGCCGGCGAACGGTCGCGCCTGCTGCGCCGCGCCGCCTTCGCCCTGCGTCGGTCACAGCAGCAGCGCATCCGGGCGCAGGTGGCGCCCGATGGCGCGCCATGGCC